TAAAAAATATCTTATTTTTATTTTACTCTAAAATTAAAAACTAACCAGTCTAATCAGCAGCTTCTGCAGTATTTCCCTCTGCTACCCAAGCAAGGTAATCTTGGTAGTCTGTGTTTGCTTCGTCAAAAGGAATGTAAGCATTATCAGATTTTCTACAGATAGCTTGAACTACTATCGTTTTTGTAGTTCCATCTTTGTTTGTTTCGATTTCATTTGCAAATTTTTTGTACATAATTAAAGCTCCGCATCTGAACTAAACTTAGCGTCTATATATTTATTATCACCAGTAGCAGAACCAACAACTGCACCTTGTATGCGACAACCTAGAGTGGCATCCATAGGATCAGCAGTTATACCAACGCTCGAAACATAATTTTCTTGACTACTAAGAATTGCCAATGTTGGAGCTGCTCTTTTTTGTGTCTTAAATTGTGAGTAAAATTTATGTGTTCCACCTCCTGCAACGTGTCCATAATTACCATGAACTCCTATTTCGTAATACCTCTGACATAAAGCAAGCTCATGACCATATGGTCTATGCTCAAAATCTGTTGCCACGCCTGAACCAGTATGATCTACCTCTAATTGAACCCCTGTAATTTCAAGTGTTGCATCATTTGTTGTGTACCATGTTGAAGTCTGATCTGGTGTTCTATTTCCACTTGCACTAGCAGCCCATGTATTTAGACTGCTGCTATCTGTATTATCTGTACCTAAAAATCCATAAAAACTAATTCTTAAACCTTCTCCATTATTGTTATCAAATTGCAAGTTGGAATTTCCAGGTATTTGTTTAGTAACTTTTGTCCAAGTATCAGCACTTAAAGAACCAGTCTCAACAGCATACCTTTGTGCTGTACCATCTTGTGATTCAATACGAAGAAAAAAGTTTTGAGCAACACTAGATTTAATCCAAAAAGATAAAGTCACAAAGCTAGAAGATGAAGTATAGTTCCAACCACTATTAGCAATATCCTGTGCTTCTAAACGTGCCATAACTTCCACCCTATCAGTGGCACCAGCACCACTTGTTTGGTTTCCATTTGTTATCTTGAATGCTTTTCTAAATCCTAAAGTATATGGTGTTGTTCCACTTGCTACATCAGCTTGAGCAAAAGTAGGTGCTTCATCTACGCCAGTTGTTGCAGTCGTAAATCTATCAACAGTTTGATAACCAGTTGTTGTAGATGACGTTCCACGTTGAGCCACTTGCATAGCTCCGTTAATTATCAAATTACGATTACTTAGGTTATTAGTAATATTTGCAGTACAAGATCCATCATTAGCTACTGTTATCGCATCTGATGATGCTGATACTCCTCTTATTCCTCCGACTTTTAATGTACTCATGGTTATGTATCTCCTAAACGAATAAACATTATGTGTGTTAAAACCATATTTGTGTCACCTTTAATTGTTGTTCCACTAGATATATCATTATCCTCGCTTTGTCTGTATCTTAGTCTAAATGTGCCTGTATTAGCTACATCAAACATAAATAGTTGAGTCGGTGAATTACCTTGTACATTAGGACTATTCCTAACTTGTGCCCAAATTTTTGCCCTAGTACTATAGTTAGAACCTGAATTAGTTGAAATTTGTACGTTAGGGTCGTACATATCCTCTTGGTTTGTAGCTCCTATAACCATAGAAAAACTACATAAATAAATACCAGTAGCAGAACACGAAAATACACCACTACTTTGTGACCAATTAGATCCTATAGCTTGATAATCTGTATCACTTTCTTCCCAGTTAGTTAGAACAGTTCCAGTAGAGCCTGAACCAGCTTGATCAGCAGCTAATCTAAATTGTTGAGCAGAAGAAACTCCATTAGCAACAAAACCGAAATTACCAGACCCATCTGTTTTTAGAACTTGGTCTGCACTCCCATCATTTTGTGGAAGAATAAATTGTTTTGCTGCATTACTGCCAGTAGTAGCTGGAGCTTTAAGCTCTACAGTACCCCCTCCAGAATCAGCTGTTAATTTAATAGAACTCATAATTAACTATATGGAGAGTCTCCTAAAATACTTGTGTTCCATTGTGATTTTAATTCAGCTTCACTTGTAGCTGAAGCAATTGCATTATCAGCAGGAGCATCTCTTAGTGCTTTCTTTTTACTAACTATATCGGTTGTACTAGAGGATGTCTCTAGTGCTTTTTGAAATTCAATATCAAGTTCTAAAAGTTTTGGTGCTCTGGCCTCTCTAATATTTGTCTTATGAATTTCTCTGGCTTTTACCATGTCGGTTGTAATAATGCTCATGATCCAACTCCATCAGTTAAATTTGCTTCATCAACAGTCCATGCGTCACGAAAAGATCTATCAGTCGGAAGATCGGAATCAGATATAATTTTATATTTTTTACCAGTTGGTACATCTTTTTTAGCAATTTCATCAATCGTAAATGTATTACCTGTTGCTGGATTTATTTCACTGAGATTGGGCATTATTATTGAAACAATACCACTATCTTGTTTGTAAATGATTTTAGACATAATTAACGAATAATACCTATACAAGTATGGGGAAAATCTTTTTTAACTGGAGTTGCAGTATCAAATCTCATTCTGCAAGTAACAATATCAACTCCATCAGTAGCTATACAATCATTTGAATGACCTGCCACTAGACCATATGAGTCCGCATTATTTGTTTCCCAGTTATCTGCCCATCCAGTAACACAATAATTTTCATCAGGTAGGTTACTCGTAAAGTTAACTTTAAAAATACCTACACCATTATCTGATACTGATGATACATTTCCAGCACCGCTAAGTGAAACATTAGTGCCATTAAAATTTACCCAAGCTTTAATTGCACCTGTCAAATTTGTTTTTGCATCTGTTACTGCACTAGCAGCAAGCATATCAGTATCAACTATTCCGTCTGGTAATCCTCCTACCGAGACTCCTGTTACTGTTCCTGATCCGTTAATTGCAATAGGCATAATTTAAACCACCGTATAAACTGAACCGCTAGGTATAGTCAGCGTGACACCTGCGTTAATTGTAATCGGTCCAAAGCTACCAGCATTGCAGGTGGCTCCGAATGTAGTTCCGATTGTGTAGTTAGTTGTTATTGTTGTCCCATTTTCTATTATCACCTTGTCAGACCCACCACCAGTAGCTCCAGATGGTGCATCAACATAAGACAATACACCAGCTCCATTCGTAGACAGGAGCTGTCCTGAAGATCCTGTAGATGTTGGGAACTGTGCAACTTTTGTTCCATTAGCAACAATACCAATCTGTCCAGAACTTACTCTAAAGAATCCAGTGTCGGTATCCGAAGAGAAGGTAATACTAGGAACCGTGACTGTACCGTCAGGAAATGTACCTCCTGCATTTAAATAATCTGCACTTGCAAGTATTACTCCAAAGAAAACTTCACCTGAAGCTGGAGCAGAACTAAAAACTATATTTGTTCCTGATAATCTAAATCCTGTTGAACCAGAAGAATCAGGCTCTTGAATTACACCGCCAACAGATATTAATAGTTGTGTTTCATATTTTGGAAATGGAGTAGGTGCAACTCCACCAACTAGTAAAGAAAATGAAGTAGTACTTCCATTAAATGAACTTGAAATATCATCAATAGTTTTGTAATCAGTATTTGACCTTAAATTATTACCTAAATACGGCATGATTACTGAAATCTTTTATATGCTTCTTCTATTTTACAGAGGCTAATTTTTGAAAATTATTATTAATTTTTTAAAAAATTTAACTATTAGGACCTTTTGTTGAAGGTTGAGTCGGCCAAACAACATCATCAGGAGTTTTATCTTTATAAGTCTGTGGAATATCTCTTATAACTTGTCTATATGCAGCCCACTGAGCTTGATCTACAGTTGCACCAGTTGTCATTGTCCAATCTGTAGTTTGTAATATAGAATCTCTTTTGCCTCTAATATCATCCCAAGTTAAACCAGCTGCAGCTTCGGCTGTATTTCCCTCTGCTACCCATTCTAGGTACTCTTGGTAGTCGGTGTTTGCTTCGTCAAATGGAATACTCCATATTGATCCATCTTCTGCTGTTTTTTCTATAGATGAAATTTCATTCCCATATTTATCTTTAGGATATTTTTTATATTTAATAGCCATAATTAAAGCTCCGCAGAAAAAAGAAGAGAGGAAGTATCCGCCCGAAATTGCAAGTTTCCAGGTCTATCAGCAGCAGCCATACCAGAACTACCTGTAAGTTGGATTACTGCTCCTGTGCCATTTGTATTAGGATTTATAATAGCCAATCCTGATGTAAAATTAGCACTATCATTTGAAGCACCTTGAAACCTAGCAGTACCAGAAAAAGTGAAACTAGGAGCTGCTCTCATGGTAACTGGAAAGAAAACAGGAATCATTGCTGCTGTTGCTGAAGTTGAATAAGCAGAAAATCCAGTATAATCATCAGAATCTCCTTTGACCACATAAGCGTACCTCTGACATAAAGCAAGCTCCTGTGCGAATGACCTATGCTCAAAATCTGTTGCCACGCTGCCTACTTCTAATTGAACTCCTGTAAGTTCAAATGTAGCATCATTTGTTGTGTACCATGTTGAAGTTTGGTCTGGGGTCACTGTTGTAGTATCAAAAGTGTGCCAAGCATTTAAAGTTCTTGTGCCAGTACTATTTGTACCTAAAAACAGCCAGAAGTTTAACTCAAGTCCTGACCCATTATCATTATCAAACTGAAGCGTACTATCACCAGGTATTGTTTTAGTAACTTTTGTCCAAGTATCAGCACTTAATGAACCAGTTTCAAAAGCATAACCTCGATCTGGTCCATCTTTTGTTCTTAATGCAAAGTTGAAATTTTGAGCAACACTTGATTTTACATAAAAAGATAAAGTGACATTACTTGAACTAGACAAATAGTTCCAACCAGAATTTCTAAGATCTTGTGATTCAACTTTATACAAAATTCTTATATTATCATCTGCTCCAGCACCACTTGTTTGGTTTCCATTTGTAACTTTTAATGCTTTTGTAAGACCTAAATTATATGGTGTAGTTCCACTTGCAACATCAGCTTGTTCAAAGGTAGGTGCTTCGTCTGTATTGGAAGGATATACTGCAAATCTATCACAAATAAAACCTCCACTATTAGATGAACTAGATTGACCATATTGGGCTACTTGCATAGCTCCGTTGATTAGTAAATTTTTACTCGTACCAATCTTTTTGGTAGTTGCTGTATTTAGTCTTTCTAATCCAATTTGAGATAGAGCCATTTATTATACCTCCTTAAGTTTGCTCTAGATAACTTACAGTCACATCCAAAGCACTTGCTGTCCCAGCTCTCACTCTTAAAATATCATTAGCTTCCATAATTACTTTTGATCCGCTTATAAGTTCTAAAGAACTCCCTGCTGGAACTGGAGCATTTCTTATTAGGTGAACATCATCACCAGCCGTTACAAGAAAAACATCAACTTGAGCACTAGCTCCTGTTGTATTTGAAACAAGGACACTGAGAAGAACAATGGTTGCACTTCCTCCACATGTTACAACATTCGTATTAGTACTACTAACAGCATCTGTTACGACGTTTGTTTTTGTGTCACTTTTGAAGGTATTTGCCATATCAGCCTAGAGCTATTATTAATGCAAGTTGGTCAGTAGAATCAAATGCTCCACTTACAGTCAACGCACCTGTTACGGTTAAGTTTCCTGGTATTGAGACTGATCCATTAGAATCTATTGTAAGACGGCTAACTCCTCCAGTTACCAAAGATATGTTATCTGCTGAAGGACTAATTAATCCTGTATTAGAATCTCCTTGAAATTTTAGGCTGCAATTAGTAACAGATCCTAATGCTAAAGCAGAATTAGATCCATCTTGCCTAAGTAATGGAAATCCTCCATTAGTAATTGCATCATGTATTACAACAGTTTTTAACGAGGTATCTACTGTGACTTCGCCATCAGCACCTTTAAATCCTGAGTGCTCTGCTGTTGTTCCTCTTCTAAATTGAACTTGAGTTGCCATAATACTATCCTAAAGCCACTGCTATTGCAGTAGCAAAACTTTCTGTAGCGAGTGTAGCTATATCCTTACCATCAACTGTTCCTGATACTGTAATATCTCCTGTAACACCCACACCACTAGCTGAAGTCTCAAACACTTTTACATTATTATGCCTGAGTTCAGTGCCACCTTCATTTGTAAATCGAGCAGTTGTTGAAAAATTTGAAGTGGAACCCTTAAAGTGAAGAAGATCTAAAACCCCATCAGTAAATGCTGTAAATTTCCACCTATCTTGAGGATCATCTCCTTCATCAGCATAAAGAGATAAACTTGCTGCACTACTTTCATGTCCTTGAATTCTTAACTCAGAATTCCCTCCTGTATTCTTAAAAACAAAAAGATCAGTATTAACTGTACTTTCAAAAATACCATCATTTCCATCATAATAAAGTTTTAAGTCTGAGCCTGTTCCGAATACCGCTTTATCATTATCAGCAAAGTCAATATCATTACCGTTACTTTGTAAATCGCCTCCAAGCTGTGGAGATGTGTCATCTACAACTTCTGTAAGAATTGACCCGTTTTTATTTGGGACTGTAAGAGTTCTAGTTGTGTTTGTATCGACTCCTGAAGCTTGAAAAGCTACTTGCTTTGTAGGATCAGAAGGATCAATAACTCTAAAACCGTTTGCCTTTGCAACAACAGCATCAGCTGTTAGTGATGTAATTCCAGTCAAAGTTGTAACACTACTTCCAAGAGCAACCGCTGAACTACCAATCGTAACTGTGCTGTTAGCAAGATTACTGTTAGCAATTGAAGATGCAGTGGTAAGAACAGTTCCTGTTTCAGCTGGGAGAGTTATGGTTACATCAGCAGTTGATGCAGGTCCTTTAAGTGTTGCAGAATTTGTTCCATTATCAGTATCTTCTTTAAAAATTATGCTACCTGCAGAAGCAGAAGAGCCTGTAAGAGTTGGAGCAGTTAAACTTTTATTTGTTAAAGTTTCTGTCCCTGTTGTAGAAACTAAAGTCGCATTGGTAACTGCAGTGTTAAATTGAGCAAGAGTTCCTGATATTGTGTTTGATCCAAGAGCTAAAGTTTTATTTGTTAAAGTTACTGAATTAGTTAAAGTTACTGGATAGACAATATCACTCGTTAAGGCAACAGTTCCTGTGGCATCAGGCAAAGTTATCGTGCGATCAGCAGTTGGATCTGTAATAGCTAATAATGTTTCATTTGCATCTACTCCCCCAGATGCACCTTCAAAGGTAATGCCTTGACTAAATCCTCCGCTACTATCAGCGTGGAGGACAATATTACCGCCTCCTCCTTGTGATCCTACTTGTAATTTTGTTATTGCTTGAATATTGGTTAATGACAGACCAGTAATTGTGTCTCCTAAAGAAACTACATCACTTCCTAGAGTTATAGTTGAATTTGCTAACTGAGCATTTGGTATTGCATTAGTTCCAAATTCTCCAGTAGAACTGTTATAGGTCAGTCCTGATCCAGAGGCAACACTTACTAAACCTCTTACATCCGAGTTAGATGGTCCTGCATAAGTGATTACTCCTGTTGAGTTATTGTATCCAAGACTTCCTAGTCCACCTGAGTCAGTTACGGAAACAGAGCTTCTAGCTCTTGTGTTAGTAAAATATTGATTTGAACCCTCACTTAAATCTGAAGTACTATTTCCAGCAAAATCTAATTTATCAGAAGAAGAATTCAACTCCTGAAAAAGACCAGAAACAAGTACTAACGCCTTCCTAGTTGCCATTTAATATCTCGATCAAGCTCTTAACCAAAAGAACTTATTTACATTTATTTTACGATGACCAAACTGTCAGCTTAAAAGTATTGGAGGCTCAACTCTAATTATCAATTGTCCAGTGCTACCAGCTTCTCCTATCCTAGAAATATATTGCCCTGCGGAAGATGGCGGTGTTTTAACAATATCCCCTGCAGATGCAGCAGATAAATAATATTGATCTCCAAAATCTAACCCTGAAGTTGCTACTATTCCTGAAACAATAACCCTAACAATTTGTCCAGCACTCTTAGTAGTTTCAGCTACCCCTGCAACTATAGCTTTATCTAAAGTATCGCTGGCAATTGCTTTACCTACCTGACCATCACTAGCTCTTGAATATAAAACTTGTCCTTGAACTACATTTTCGAAACATGTCGTATTATAGCCAGTAACCTTAAATACTGTCTGACTAGGCATTGTAGATTTTAAATCAATTAAAGCCTCTGTAAAACCTTGAGCATTTGGTTGATAAGGTATGTAATTTTCTACACTAGACATTAGCTTAATTTAATAGGAGGTTCAATTCGAATTGCAAAGTTAGTCGCTGTAGAAGCTTCTCCTACTCTTACAACAGCCTGACCAGCACTGGATGGAGGAGTTAATGTTATTGCTCCAGCTGTAGAGGGAGATAGAAAATATAAATCACCTGCATCTAATCCAGACATGGTTTTTATTCCAATTACAATGACTTTCACCGTTGCAGAAGCACTAGCGTCTGCATTTGCAAATCCAACTACTTGAGCATTTTCTTGTAAACCATTCGATGCACTGGCTTTACCTACCTGACCATCACTAGTTCTCATATATAAAGCATCATTTTCACTAACATCTTCAAATGCCGTAGCATA